AGATCCCTCCTTTCTTACGAACTACTTTTGCAGCCCGAGAGGGGCTACAAGTGGCGTATACCTTCTATCAACCCACCCTAAATCGTCTAACTCACCTCCATTGCAAGAGGCTTCCTCGATAGATTGCTCGTCCTTGACGGACGAGTTACTGCAGGTAAGGAAGCGGAAAAGAGCGTAGCCACCTTTATCAGGTTTGGCCACAAAGGTCTTTTGAGGTCTACAGATATGAAGGGCGGAAACGATTTGCTCGAATATGGCGTACTAAGGGCCGGAGCTCACAGGATCATGTCCGAACTTGACATTCCAGCTGATTCGCCCGTCGGTCTGGGCCTTATCGCGGGTCTGACTCCATTGAGATGTGCTGACGACAACTACAAGAGGCAGGAAAGAGGACCTCTCATGGGTGTTCCCACCAGTTGGGCTTGGCTCAACATGGTAAATCTGTGTTCTTGGGACCTGTCCGTATCCGACGAGATTCTCGGAATAGCAGACAGTATGGGCAGGAGTCCACCTGACAGGATCCAGCTAATAAAGCAGCTGGTAAGGGAAGCAATGGACTGCACAGATTTGACTGTTTCTCATTGTATACAGTCTACGAGCCTTCACGCAGAAGACCTAGACGAGCTATGGACTTGGCGTCCCTAAGAGAAAGGCAAGAGGTCTGAGGAGCGAAGGATTGTGTGGCTTGATAACCGCACAAGAGCACAGAGGAAGGGCTGCATCGATTCTGACGCTGCCCCTGCATATCCTGCAGTCTGTCGAGCTCCTAAAGGATCCATGGGATCGAAGTAGATCATAATTTCTAAGGTTCTTCCTAAAGGGAAGAGGGCCGACGAAATGTTCGTCCTCTCTCTGCTCAACATTCCAGAGTGGAGAAGAGAACTACAAGACCTTGCGAGGTCGTGCGGTGATGATCTGCTTGGGAAGTGCCTTTCTGCTAACCAATCGCATCGTTAAACTCACTATTTGAGGCGCTTTGGTGCTGAAATTTCTGAGCCCAAAGACTAACTTTCTGACGAGTTTGCGATATAGCTCGAGAAGCCTTACTTCAGGCTCGAAGGTGGGAAGTACATGTATAGTCCCGACGTCGTCGTGTTGCAATCTCTTTGGCCGAAACGTCCCCCACAGGTCGCAAGTGAAACACC